TGTTTTGTTTCCAGACTTTCGTATAAGCGAAGGTTTGCTTAAACACTTATGAGGAAAGTATTCTAAGATTCCATCGATTATGGATCTTACTTCTTGATAGGAAAAACTGTGGTATTTTGGATCGTAAATTTTATTAAGATTTTCAGGATAAGGTTTTCTATAGTATATTGATTTACATGTTGATGTTTCTATAGAATTACCTCTATGGGAGATTATGAATCCACTTGATTGTATTGTCACATCATAGTCAGAAAAATTGTCGATGTTAAAACGAAAGAAAATCGAATTCTTATATTTTCTAATAATATAATCAGATGTTTTATCGAAGCTGCTTGTTATTATAAGAATTTGTTTTTTCAAGATGTAAATCCTTTTAATTACAACTTCCTTTTCACAATCGTCACTACCTGCCCGATCATCCTTAATTGGTCTATGTTATGTGCTGAAAGGCTTTCATCCGCATAGATGTTCTTATCTTCGTTATCGCTGACTATGCGCCAAGAGCCGTCAAGGCGCTTGATAAATCGCTTAACACGTAAATCCCCGTCAAAATCGAACGCAAAGATCTTTCCGCTGACGGGCTTAACTATCGCGGTGTTAACTAAGACTACATCGCCATCAATTAGGGTGTACTCCATAGAGTCCCCTTTTACTTCGACGATGGTGGCTTGATTTTCTGGAACACCAGAGTCTGCAAGATACTTACGAGAAATAGGTAAGCGCTCTACGATCTGTTCGTGATCAACCCTCATCCCATTACCTGCTGATAGGTGCACGTTATATACAGGTACCTGGATGAAATCAGACTCTAGGTCCTCTGATTGAATTCCTAGGTTATCGCTATCTGGATTTCTACGTGAAAAACGAATTGCTTGAGAGTCGTCAAAACCAGTTTCGTCGAGATGTCTGCTATCCATCCACCCATAAGGTAGCTTTTGTGCTTCTTCAATTCGCCTAGCCAAGTCGTCACCAATACCTCTGTGTCCAGTTTTAATCTGACTTATTACAGATGCAGAGGTATCGCATGCTTCTGCAAGGGATGCTTGTTTAATCCCCGGTTTAGCAAGGATTGAGAGCAAATTTTCGAGGCGAATTTTTTTAATGTCCATTCGGTCATCTTCCCCTAGTTTAGCGCTGTGATAAATAATCTTTGCGCTAAACTTTTCTTTACTAAAAGTTAGCAAGTTGCTAAAGTTTTTATTGTTGGAGGAGATGATATTCATGAACACTCTCAGTAAATGGCTAAAAGACCACTCTCCCGAAGAGAGGGAAGTGTTAGCAACGTCAGCAAACACAACGGTTGCGTACTTATATCAGCTCGCAGGTGGCCATCGTACACCTAGCTTGTCTTTAGCGCTAAAGCTTAAAAAAGCGACTGCGGGGTACATAACACCCGAATCATTTTTCATAGCGGACACAGCAGCAGCTTAACCCTACAGGACATGAACACCATGAAAATTCATTCACATGATCGCTTTACGACTTTGCAAACCTATATTCACCGCTGGTTAGGCCAGGGGGCTAAGAAGAACGTGATCGCTCAGGCTATGGTCGATAAGTTCAAGGCGTTAGGGTATGAGCATAAGCTGGCGGGTTCCGGTCTGTGCTTTCAATCGTCGAGTGACCCTTTCAATGATAATCGTGTGAACACTCAAAAGATCATGCGCTGGTTGGGGCTGGATTCTTCAGTCAATGAAAGCCGCGAACGCTTATTTGAATTCGAGCCAGTGATTGTCGCGGCAATGCCTGCCGATATTCGTGCTGCATATCTGAACGAAATCTATAACACGGCGGGTGTGTTGGTTGTTTGCTCCCAGACGGTGAACCCTGAACGCGTCCAAACGATTACCGCGTCCTGCTTAACCAAAGAATCCTCAGAGTCGGTCATTGCTGCCTTAGAGCTGCCTAAAGACCCTACGCTAAGCCAGGTTGTTAATGCGCATCGAGAGCATCTTGAGGCATCAGCTGCTCACCAACTTAAAGCCATCCAACTAGAAGGTGAGTACCCCAATTACCTGAGGTCAGGCGGTTAGGTGTTTACCGTAGACACATGCGGAGCCCTGTTCGTACTTAGCTTTGATTCCTTGAGCGCAGTAGGAGACGACAGATCAGCTGAATGTGTAGCCGAGGTTTTTGGGAGTGACCTTTCGTGCCGGTAAGTCCTGCGACGGTGGCGACAGAGCAGGAGCTATTTAATCTTGTGGTGATGTGGTTGAGACGCCTTTGAACGCATTAGAAGAACAAGCACTGGAAACGGAATACCTCACGCATGAGGCTTATGTGCTGTATTCGAAGTGCATCCGTAAACATATGGATTACCGAACAGGTATTACCGGCATTCAGCGTAAGGTGAGTTATCAGATGTTCAAAGAGCGCTTGGAAATTCGCCGTAAACGGGGTTCTAAATTGCCCGACTTTGTACCGACGATTAAACAGGTTCGGGGTTACATTGATGAGCTGATTGAGGTGGGTTTGATCGAGAAACTACCTACAAACAAGCGGACGGACCCTATGGTTTTTAGATGCGTTTTAGCGACTACAGACTTAAACCGTCTGAATGAGGAAGGGCAAAGGAAGGGCAAAGGACATGGGCAAAGCCTTTTAGAGACTAAAACCCAGATAGAACAAGGGGTTAGCGAGATGCCGCAGTGCGATGAAGGACAGATGAAGGACAAAGCACATGGGCATACCTCCGTTACTTCCGTAAGTAATAATAATTATATATACAGCGACAACCGAAAATTTCCGATATCAATCGAGTGGAAACCCACCGAACAATTCAAAGAGCTGCTTTGGCGAAATCGTATTAGCACTGACTCAGGGCAGCATACCTTACTGATTACCCAGTTCATTTCTCACTATCTTGGAAAGCCAGGCATGGTCCATTCGCAGCATGAATGGGAGTCGAGACTGATTGGCTGGATGAAAAGAGATTATTCGAATACCCAAAACGAAAAGCCCCTGTTAGCTGGACAAGCAAGCTCAGGGGCTAATGATCAACCTGCTGGAGGCTCTAATGGACAGCACCCACCGTCAACTCGAAGGTCAAATAACCCGCCTAGAAAGCTCTCGACCGTTGATCGACAAAAGCAGTCGACCGATGAGTACCTCGAGAGACTCCGACGTGAAACCGGAGATTCGGGAGGCAGTAGCGAGGCTGTGGCAACGTATGAGTGAAATATACGGTGCTCAGTTTGCCAACCAGTATGGAGAAACGGGGGGCGAGTCATTCCAGACCTGGTGTTTAGGTTTAAGAGACTTGTCGCCAAGTTTGATCAGACGTGGCTTTGCTAAGTTGCTAAATCGGGAAAGCACCTTTGTACCTAACCTGAATGAGTTTCGACAGCTCTGTCATGTTTCAGCTCAAGACTTGGGTGTGCCTGATCTGACGACGGCTTATCACGAAGCCTGTAGCCACTCCCATAATGTGCTCAACCATGCTTGGTCACACCCTGCTGTATACGAAGCCGGCCGACGTACCGGATGGTATGAAATTCGGAGTGGGTCAGCCTCTAAAAAGCAATTCAAGATTGCCTATGACAACGTCTGCGAAAGCGTCAAACGAGGTGAGCAATTTGTGGTTCCTGAGGCAGATTCTTCGAAGCTCGAGTTTCAGTATCACGGACGACGCAGCAGAACCCAGCGCTGTAGAGAAACCGGTAATGCGGCCCTTGCCCAACTGAAAGGGATGTTTTGATGTGGACCGTTGAACAGGAGATCGCACTGTTATGCGTATGACCCAAGATGAGTTTGAGAAAATAAAAAAGCGACGTATTCAGATGAATGCACGATTAGGTTACGCCAATGGTAAGCGACCACCGCTAGTGGCTCAGAAGAATAAACCAGTTGCGGTTTTTCAGGAGGAGCAGCTGGGTCTTGCTTTGGATGAGGAGGCTTCGGGGGAGTTTCAGAACCTAAGAACTGAGATTCTTTATGTTCCCTACATGGGCCCAAGCCTTAATCAGATTTACGCGGGGATTCATTGGGTGAAGCGTAAAGAGCAAGCCGAGCAAGGGCATGATGCGTGTTCACATATACAGATTGAGCCGTTTACTAAACCTGTATCGCTGATTTTTATTCCGGTCGTTGGTAAAGGCGATCGCGCTAGAGATTGCTCGAATTATGCTTACGCCGTAAAGATAGTCGAAGACGGTCTCGTCAAAGTCGGCATACTCAAAGACGATAACACTAACTACGTTAAGTCGCTCACCATTGAAGAGCCAATATACGATCGCTCGCAGCGCTCAGGCATGAAGGTAATCATCTCAGAGCTCTATGAAACGGTAAAACCGGAACTTAACGTAAAAAAGCATTATCCGCCCTCGCTCAAAATCATAGCAAACTCAGTGGGTGAGCATGTGGCGGATACGTTGTTGGAGCATTACTCCGGATGCCGGTTGTATGTGCCTATGACCCCAAGTGACGACCACCGATTATCCCATTTCATTAGTCCCGAGGAATTTCAGAAACTTTCCCAGGTGTATGGAGGGGGATCGATTGATATTCCAGTCTGTCTGACGGTGAAAAATCGTAAGCGGGATCAGGTTATTTTTCATCAGTACATGGATGGTGAAAGCATGGTGGACATAGCTCACCGTTTCGGACTGAGTGAGCGTCAGGTAAGAAGGATCATTACTCAGTTCATACAGGAGCATCAGGAATGAAGCCTTCACACATTACTGTTCATTGTTCGGCCACACAAAATACGGCCACTGTTACGGCAGAGCGAATCAGGGAGTGGCATCTTGAAAAAGGTTGGTCGGATATTGGTTACCACTTTGTCATTGAGTCAAATGGCAAGCTCAAATATGGCCGCACTGTGGATGTAAATGGCGCCCATGTGAAAGGTCACAACCAAAACAATATTGGTATTTGCTTGGTTGGGGGAGTGGATGCCATGGGTAATCCCTCTTTTAATTTTGATCCACTTCAGATGGAACAGCTAAGAACCGTTATCAAAACCTTATGTTGGGCATTCAATATTCCCAGAGCTAATGTCAAAGGTCATCGTGATTGGTCCCCGGATTTGAACAAAGACGGCGTGATCTCTGAACATGAATGGCTGAAGTATTGCCCATGCTTTGAAGTTTCAAGTTTAGAAATTGATGAGGTGGCCTGATGGGATTTTTTGGTTTTGGTGCGGATAAAGAGATCGATGCGATCGGTAACACGGTCGATAAAACCGGCAAAGCATTAGACAACCTGTTTACTTCAGATAAGGAGCGGTTAACTCATGCAGAGATCATGGAGCGTATTAAGTTAAAGCCAGCAGAATGGGCGCATCAGCTCAATATGATCCATGCGCAGTCATCGAGCTGGTTTAACTCCGGTTGGCGTCCGGCTTTGGGGTGGGTAGGTGCCATTGGGATGGCGCTCTATTTCATCCCTCAGTATTTTGCCGCAGCCGTGTTGTGGGTGCAGTTAAATTGGGGGGCTACGGAGTTGAGTGCTTATCCTGTTTCTCCAGATGGTCTATGGGAGCTTGTGGCTGTTTTATTAGGCGGCAAAGTAATTCGAACCTATGAGAAAGAGAAGAGAATCAATTCGTAGTGTTAGGTGTGATGGTCAGAGGTGACGGGTGACAAATCAGAAGCAGGATATAGAGAAAAGACGCTCTGAGGTTGCCCGTTTATACCTTCAGGGGCTATATCAGGTTGATATTGCGTCTCATGTAGGGGTAAGCCTTCCGACGATTGAGCGGGATTTGAGGGTTATCAGGAATCGTTGGCAGGAGTCTGCCCTTAGAGACTTTGACCAAATAAGGGCAGAGCAGCTGGCTAAGCTAGATCTCATGGAGTCACAGCTTTGGGCTCAGTGGCAACGAAGTTGCGAGACCATACTCAAAACCCGTAAAGAGACCCGCAAGGCGACTAAATACCCAGGCACTAACCATGCTAGGGAGAAGGTTGAACAGACGGGAGATCCCCGTTACATGATGGCCATTCTCAATATTATCGAGCGTCGTTGTAAATTGATTGGCTTAGATGCCCCCACCAAAGTTGCTCCTACTGACCCGTCTGGAACCAAGCCGTATGAAGGACTTACTGACTCAGCAGCAGTTGACAGAATTACTGCCTTACTTGACCAAGCAAGAGCGCGTCGAGATAGAGCTGATTCTGGCGAGCCGGTCTGAGCAGAAGCCGCGGTTAAGCTTTCCTGATTGGTTACCTCAAGCAACACCTGCTTTCACCTGGAATTGGCATTATCAGCAACTGATTCAGAAAGAGGTCATTCAAATACTCGATGGCCATAACGATCGTTTAGTGTTGAGCGTTCCCCCACGACACGGTAAGTCCGAGATGGTTACTGTGAGGTTACCGGCCTATGTGCTTGAGTATATCCCTTCATTTCGCTGGATTGTTGGTGCGTATTCTCAAACGCTGGCCAACAAATTCAGCCGTAAAACCCGACGAGTAGCCGAGTCCCGAGGGGTTGATATCAGTAATGAGCGCCGAGCGGTTGATGATTGGGAAACGCGAGATGATGGAGGGTATCGTGCTGCAGGTGTAGGCGCTGGTGTAACTGGCATGGGAGCCAATGGCATCATTGTCGATGACCCGGTTAAAAGCCGAAAAGAGGCCAATAGCCAGACCTATCGAGAGAACGTTTACGATTGGTACAAAGATGATCTTTATACCCGTCTGGAGCCGGGTGGTTTCCTGATTTTGATCATGACACGGTGGCATGAAGATGATTTAGCTGGCCGTTTGATCCGAGAAGAGGGAACCAAAGACGAGGGGGGCGAGTGGAAAGTGATTAACTTGCCTGCATTGGCTGATTCTCCAGCTGACCCACTCGGACGCAAAATTGGCCAAGCGCTGTGCCCTGAGCGATATGACGAAAATGCTTTGGCACGTATCAAGAAAGTATTAGGTGACTCATTCTATGCGTTGTTCCAAGGAAATCCGGTACCGGCTGAAGGCAATACGTTTTTAAGGGCGTGGTTTGGTCGATATGGCGCTATTCCATCAGCCGATCGCCAGATCATGATCGTGCAAAGCTGGGATACAGCCTATAAGCCAGGGCAAGAGAATGACCCTTCAGTATGTACTACTTGGGTCGTCACTCGACTGGCCTATTACTTGGTCGATGTCTGGCGAGATCGCGTTAATTATCCTGACTTGAAACGGACCTTCAAAAGCAAAGCCTCCCAATGGAATCCCGATGCAATCTTAGTGGAGGATAAAGCTAGCGGTCAGTCATTGATCCAGGATATGCGGGAAGAATCGGGGGCGTACCCCGTCATCCCTATAGAACCTGATGGCGATAAATTAACACGGGCTTTGGCTCAATCTGCCTTAGTGCAGTCAGGTCTTGTGATGCTTCCTGAATACGCACCTTGGCTGCCCGATTTTGAAGCGGAGGTGACATCATTCCCTCTTGCTGCCAATGATGACCAAGTGGATTCTATGACTCAATTTTTAAGGTGGATTCGTCGTTATGGCGGAAACTTCCAGTTTGCTTCGATCGGAAAGCGAGAGGTGGCCTCCGTACTCGAAAGGGATATAGACGAACTCGATACAGATTACGGCTTTGGGCGTCTTCGCTCAGATAACGATACGAGAGGGTACTAGCATGGCTGATCTTATAAAACGGCCCGTTTTAGGTGAAATCTCTGAAGATAAGCAGGGAAGTTTATATACCGATATGTTGATTCAGAATGAGGACAGCATACTCAATACCCGAGGTGGCGGTGATCTGGCGATTTATACAGAAGTGCTTAGAGATGACCAAGTGAAATCCACACTTGAACAGCGTCGTCGAGCGGTAGTGTCTGCTGAATGGGCTGTATTTCCTGCTAGTGAAAGCGCATTGGATAAAACAGCAGCGGAGTTTATCAAGTTACAGTTTCAAAGATTCAGCTTTGATCGGAAGTCCGAATTGATGCTGTACGCCATGTTTTATGGTTACGGAGTGGGCGAATTTATCTATGGGCAGGAAGGTAATCGCTTAGTACTAGATGATATTAAAGTAAGGGATCGATCTAATTTCCGGTTAGGTAAAGATGGCAAAATCTATAAAATCAGTATGGCTCATCCGATGGGTGAGCGAATGCCTGATAATAAATTTTGGTGGTTCAGTATCGGAGCGGATCACGACGAAAACCCTTACGGTCTAGGTTTGGCGCATTGGTTGTATTGGCCTGTTTTCTTTAAGCGGAACGGTTTGAAATATTGGTCGGTCTTTCTGGAAAAGTTTGCTCAACCCACGCCTACAGCAACCCTCCCGCAGTCCCAAATAAACGACTCAACCATGAAGCGTCGTGCCTTGGAGGCTTTGCAGGCCATTCAAGTGGATAGCGGTGTGCTGATTCCAGAAGGTATTGAGATCGCTTTACTTGAGGCGGCCAGATCTGGATCAGGCGATTACGAGTCTCAGCGTAGAGCATTGGACCAGGCGATATCCAAAATAGTGCTTAGTCAGACCATGACAACAGATAGCGGATCAAGTCGCTCTCAAGCCGAAGTACATAACGATGTTAAAGAAGATGTTGTTAAAGCTGATGCCGATCTTATTTGTGAAAGCTTAAACAATACCGTTGTGACTTGGCTCACAAAGTGGAACTTCCCAGGTGCTAATCCCCCTAAAATATGGCGAAACACTGAACCACCTGCTGATCTGAAACAGCGTGTGGAGGTAGATAAAGGAATCTATGCTTTGGGGTATGAGCCGACAGAAGAATACATCAAGGAAACTTATGGAGAAGGCTGGGTGAAGCGTAAAACGGTATCAGACGATACTGAAACGGACTGGAATAACAACCAGTTAATTCCCCAGTTCGCTGAAAATGCACCTTTGGCTGATAAGCGTAATGGACGAAGGGCAGATATAGCCGGTCTTGTAGCTTCTGCAGAAGTGATCGCCCATAGCAGTAATGATGTACTGGGGAAAAGAGTGAGGGAGTTGATGGCATATGCTGAACAAGCAGAGGACATGGAATCATTTAGGGAACGATTGAATGAAATGTTAGCCGATGGGCCCAATGAGCAATCGGTTAGTGCTGTTCGAGACGCTAATATCGCCGCTAGGTTGATGGGTAACCTTCGGGCAGAGAGATAATATGCGTATTAAGCTCGACCCCAGTGTAAAGCGTGTGGTGCCGGCTGATGTGGTCTCCTTTTTAGACCCGGTATCTATTTCTGTAGGCTTTAACCTCACGGCAGAGGAGGCGCTGTCATTTTTCAGGGACAAGGGACTAAAAACCTCTTTTGATTATAGGGACTTGGTAAAAGGGGAGCACGAAGTAGCGTTCACTGTGGCTAAGATGCTTGATATGGATATGCTCCGAGATGTTAGAGAAAAGCTAGATGAGTCCATTGCAACAGGTACCAGCATGGAGGACTTTAGAAAAGAACTTGAACCCTATCTTAGGCAAAAAGGTTGGTGGGGTAGACAAACCGTTAAAGATCCAATCACCGGCAAGGTCCTGAGCTCTCAGCAGTTAGGTAGTGCTCATCGTTTACGAACGATTTTCAGAACCAACATGCAAAGTGCTTATGCTACTGGGCAGTGGGAGCAAATGTCTCGTCATGCTGAAACTGCGCCTTGGTTACTCTATGACGCTGTTGATGACAATCGCACCCGATTAGAGCATGCACAATTTGATGGCGTTCTATTGCCAATTGATCATCCATTTTGGGATACACACTATGCGCCTAATGGTCATAACTGCCGGTGCGGTGTACTGCAGCTTGATGACGCTGAATTAATGGAAATGGGGCTAGTTCCTGGTGAAGTGCCCGAAATTAAATGGACAACTTGGACGAATCCTCGTACAGGTATAACGGAGCCTGTACCAGAGGGCATAGATCCGACGTTTGCTCATAACCCTGGCAAGAGCAGGATGGAGCCTTTAAAGGAGATTCTTCGTGAAAAATATCACTTGTTGCCAGAAGACATGCGCAATGCGGCAACGGCGAATGCTGCTAAGCAAATTATTTTAAGTACTGAAAATGTACTAAAAGAGTTGCCTGAAGGGGCACTCTCCTCGGAAATTACGCGTGAAGAAGCTAAACAAGCAGGGAGAAAGATTCTTCGCAAGATGGAGGAGATGGTATCGGAGGTGGCGCGTAAATCAAACCTAGATATGCAACGAAGCCGAAAGTTTAAGCATGTCTTTGACTCTGTCCATTCAAGTCATCCTGCTATGGTGCCGATCGCTGAAGAATTTAGAGACCGGTTGGTTAAACAGTTAGAGCGCTTTAGGCCTGTGAGCACTCCTGCAGTCGTTGAAGGAAAGGGCAAAGGGGCACTCGCTGTGCAAAAAGCTTCTAAGCGCTTTCCTGATGATTGGACTAGAGCTGCTGATGGGCTTGGGAAGTTGTACATTCGATATAGTAACCATCGTGGCTGGCATGTATCCCTTCCGAAGCCGACTAGAAGTATCAAAACTTTTGGCCATGCTTACAAAGCACTTAAAGGTGATCCCTACACAACGTTCTGGCCTAAAGGAACGGGGTTCATCGTAACGGACGAAAGCTCCACGGCAGCACATGAATATGCCCATCGATTGCAGGCCGCTATGCCTGAATTAGACCGATTTTTTAATGAAGAGCATGAAGAGCGCACCAGAGGAAATTCGCTCAGATACTTACGAGATCTAACGGGTTTGAATTACGGGAGACATGAAGTTACAAGAGAGGATCACTACTACCACCCTTACCAAGGCAGGGAGTATAACCACCTTCCTGAAGGGCATAGAGCGGCAGAGGTTATGACAATGGTTTATGAGCCACTATTAGGTGAGATGAGTCATAAAAACGCCACAACCTTGAAGAAACTGATCCAACAAGATCCTGATATGCTATCTTTAGCGTTAGGACTACTATTTCACTATAAGCCAAAAAGTTTATGAAATATTACTTTAAAAAACTTAAATCCTTAGATGAACCTGCGCTGCCGGTCACTTTTGCGTGGGATAGTGAAACGGGTGAGTTTAGCGGCCCTGACGGGGAATATATCGAGGACCTTGTGGACTCAGCCTATCAATATGGCTCTGCCAATTTAGCCCCCTGCGTCAACAGACTGCTGATTGAAGGTACCCCGCTATCACCTGAGGATCTCTCAGCCATCCTTGGTCAGTTTTGGGAGGTGGATGCCATACTTCCCACTCCAGAGGTGGACTTAGAATTTCCCGCTGAAGCAGTCTCTTAAATAATAACCACCTCTAAAAATCTCCATGGATGGTGTTCTCTATGAAAAACTGGTTTGCTAATAACCTTCTAAGTGCTGGCGTCTTAATCACTTTATTTACAGCGTTTTTTTTCTACTTGGGCCTTGCCTTCGAGTCGGGTTTCTTGAACGCTTATAATTTACCGCATTCATTCTTTGAAGAAAGTACTCAGAGCATACTCCTAAGAGGCTTTCAGTCTTTCTCTAAAGGTGGAATCGTAGTCATTAGTGTGGTGTTTGTACTACTTGCGACTGTTTTTACAGGTTCATTTTTCGGAGATTTGATAGCTTTTTTAATAAAAGATCTTAAATGGATAAAATGGCTTGGACGCAAGGTCCAAAATGTGAGGTCTAAACAATCAGGAAAAGAAGTTTATCAGCCAGAAAAGGATCCTTGGCTTATTGGTTTAATTAAATCCTTAGTCATTATTTCTGCCCTCATATGTATCTTTTTCGGCTTATCTTATAGTTATTCGTATAGTGTGGCTTTGGGCGTTGCGGAGGCTAAAAACAGGGTACAGTTGTTCCGTGATGGAAAGTGGTTAGTAGATCTCTATACTAAACAAAAGCTCAGCCAAAAGGATGTTCACAATGTGGGGGTGATTCGGTGCTCCAAAACACATTGTGCGTTTTGGGTTCATTCAAAGGAAGGGGAAATTCAAATAGTCCCAGTTGACTCTATTCTGTCTATCAATGGCAAATCAAAGCCGGACAATAGTTTTATCAAAGAAGGCCTTGGTCCCTCTTCTACGCCTAAGGATGAGCGCTTAGGACATACTTCCCACTGATTCAAACCCAGTAAACTCTCTACTCTGCCCATAAAACCTAATATCAGGTGGGAAGTGGGTGTTATTTTCAAGGGG